ATCAATTCCTGAAGATAATCGTGATGCTGAAGGTTATGTTTTAGATGTAGCAAAAACTAGATATTTAAGATTTATCTTTATGGGCTTTGCTTGGATAATATTTACTGCAATTGTATTTATTGCTGCAAATATTTCTGTAGCATATTTAGATACTGGATTACTTGGTGCTACTTTATTTTTAATCTATAAATTAATGTTCATATCAAATTTTATTATTATACCTATTTGTGTTATTAAGATGATACAAAGAATTGCATTGAGTAATGAAATGATGGGATTAATTGAAAGAGGGGTGGAGTTTAAATGAAATCAAAAAGTAGGCTAGCTAGGGTAGATGATAGACTATTTACTGATTTGATTAAAATTGGTGCAATTAGGATAGAGAAAAAATTAAGTAGATGTAATCCTAGAGATATGACTATGCCTAAAATATCTAATCTTGCAACAAGATGTCCTAGTTACAACAAGTTATTAGAAGAATTAAAAACAATGCCGGAGAAAAAACATGAATAAACTAGGACAAATAACTCCAATAGTATATATAATTGGTGGATTAATATTAACGATTCTCTTATCTGTTGGATTGATGATTGGATGGGGGACTCTTAAAACAGTTACTGATGAGATTATACCAGAGATAAATCAGATTGGAGAAGTTGCTCCAGGAAATAATCTTAGTGAATATAGTACAACAGTATTAGCACCAGTAGATTCTGTAATCTCTAACTTCGGATTGATGATTGGATTACTTTATTTAATGGGTATTGTAGGTATTCTTTCATTGGCATTTATATATAGGAATAATCAAAGTGGTTGGTTAATTGCATTATTTGTTATGAGTATGTTATTTTTAGTTATGATTTCAATATTTGTAAGTCAATCTTATGAAGAATTCTATTTAGATCAAGGAGAATTAGGGATACAATTGAGGTCAGCTAGTTTAGCTTCATTTTTTATTATTAATTCACCATTAATTTTAACAGTAGTAGGATTCATTGCAGGAATAATAATGTTCGCGGGTAGTCGGGAGGACGCATTTGGAATTTAAAAACAGTCGTTCTAAGCGATTCTCAGCAACTTTAATGATGCTAGTGGTATGTTTGTTCATGGTTAATTTTGCTTCCGCAATTACTTGGGATAATGTAGCTTATTATAAATTAGATGAGACTAGTGGTTCTGTTTTAGATGCTACTGGAGTAAATGATGGAAGTAATATAAATAGTACAACTACAGATGTAAGTGGGATAATAAACACTGCTTATGATTTTACAACTACTGACCAAACAAGAATAGAAGTTCCAGATGATACTTCTCTAAATTTTACAGATACATTTACAATAAATTTTTGGGCTGATTTTGATTCTATAACTAGTGGGGGGATAATCCATAAAGGTTCTTTGTCTGGTACTCAAGGAAGCTATGCAATTATTATTGAAAGTGGGATAATAAAAGTTAGATTAAATAATATAGATATAACTGCAAATGCTAATGATACTATTGGTGCTAATGGTTGGAATATGATTACTGCAACTTATGATAAAAATGCAGGAAATATAATAATTTATCTAAATGGTACACAAAGTGGGACAACAGCATATTCTACAGTTATAACTCCTGAAGCGGGAACATTAAATATTGGAACCTATTATTCAAATCAACAAACTATGGATGGAACTTTAGATGAAATAGGATTATGGGATAGAACTCTAACTCCCGGAGAAATTACAGAATTATATAATAGTGGTAATGGATTAGCTTATGGGGGGAGTGGTACAGATCCAACAGTTACATTAGAAGTTCTTGGAAATGCCACAACCATCTCAGACATCGGAACTGATTTTATAGTATCTGGTAATGATATTTCTAGAAATAATTGGGAATGGACTAATATAACTTATGTTGTTTGGAATACTTCTAATGTTCATAACACCACCTTTGTAGAACTGGTAGATAATAGTACTTTTAATAACACCTTAGAGATAGATTATTTCTCACTAGCAACTTATCAATGGAATGCTTATGCTTGTTGGAAGAACTCAACCTTTAGTAATTGTTCTTGGGGTGCGAGTAACAATACATTTAATGTAGTACCAACAAGCACCGTAGCTGAATCATATATCAATACAACAATTGAAGGATCTACGGATTTATTCAGTATAAATCTCAGTGTTATAAGTGGACTTCGTATGTCCACAATAACATTTACTTATAACAATACTAAATATGAATCTAGTTTTACAGAGTATGCAACTAACATTTATTATGCAAGTATCTCTCAAGATATTCCACAAGTTTCTGCAAATACAAATATAACATTTTATTGGACTGCAACTTTGGAAAGTGGATTTGCACATAACTCCACACCACATAATCAAACAGTTCAGAATCTAACTCTTGATGATTGTTCTACTGGAACTTATGTTTTATTTAATTTTACATTACTTGACGAAGCTACTCAAGGATTACTAGTTGGTGCTACAGACAATACTTCTATTAAGATTGATATGTTTTTTACAAATATTAAAACAATGATTAGAACTATAAATTTTAATAAGCATTATAATCAAGTAAATGACCATAGGATTTGTTCTAATATTGATTTGGGTAATTCTAAATTTAGAGTTGATGGTGTTGTTGAATATGATTCAGACCCTAGATTTTTAGAATTTTATAATATACAAAACTATACATTAACTAATTCTACTGATTACCAAAATATTTCACTATATAATTTAAAAACCTCTGAGGGCCAAGAATTTAAGATTACATATAAGGGTAAGGATTTTGTTCCAGTTACTGATTTAATAGTTCAAATCCAAAGGAAATATATCGACGAGGGAGTTTTCAAAACTATTGAGATTCCAATGAGTGGAACTAATGGTTATACAATAGCACATCTTGTTCCAAATGATGTAGTTTATAATTTAATATTCTTAAAAGAGGGAAAAGTATTAGATTCTTTTACAGATGTTATTGCTAATTGTCAAAATCCTTCTATTACTGAATGTGAAATTAATTTAAATTCTTTAATCACTGGTGAGAATCTACAATATTTAGTTACAGATTCTGAATTCTCTTCTAGCTTATCATTTAATCCTACAACAAGAGTTATAACTTCTACATTCATAATAACTAGTGGTATTCCAGGGGTAGTTACATTAAATGCTACATTGATAGATAATTTTGGAAACCAATCTATTTGTTCGGATAGTTTAAATTCTGCAGGAGGAACTTTAACTTGTACAGTTCCAGCCTCTTTTGGTAATTCAACAATATATGCAACACTATCTTATAATGGAGAAATTAAGAATTTTGGGTATATTCAAGAAAAAGATGATCCTAAAAATAGGTATGGTGGAGTTTTAATTATGGGTGCAATAATATTACTTCTATTTATGTTTGGAATTGGTGTTAGTGATAATCCTATGATTACTGGAGTGTTCTTAATAATTGGAGCAGTATTATTAGTTGCATTAAACTTGGTTTATTCAACCTCATGGTTTGGTGCAGGGGCAACAATTTTGTGGTTTGTTATAGCAGTTGTAATTGTTATTGTAAAGGGTGGTAAACGATAATGGGGTATATTAAAATGATTACTGGTGGAGTAATGGCTGCAATCTTTATTATTTCATTAACACTTTTTGCGGCTAACTTTGCAATTGATAATAATTCAAATATAAATATTATCGACGACGAATCATATTCTTCTTTAAATTCTACAATTAGAAATAGTATGAGTTCATTTGATACTGAATCTGAAACTTCTCAAGAAATCTTTTTCAAAACAACATTGGAAAGTGGAGATGAACATGCTTCTTCTGGTGCGCAGTTTAAAGTTGGACCATTAAGTGCTATCGGTATGGCTATGTCTTCTTTTAGTGTAGGATTTAATGCAATCTTTGGACCGGAGTTTTTATTTATCTTAATAACTATAAGTTCATTAATAACACTGATATTCGGATTTTATGCAATTAAAGCATGGTTAGGGAGGTCGCCAGATTAAGATGTCAACATTTATATTAGGTAACGCGACCACCCCAGACGATTCTTTAGTTGCTATAGCTACTGCTACTGGTGGGCTATTTCCAATAATGCTTTTAGTTTTTACTTGGATTATGATATTCTTTAGTGGAATACAAAGACAAAATAAGAGATTTGGATATTCTGATGCACCTCAATGGGCAACAATGGCTTCACTTGCTTGTGTCTTATTAACCTTGATTATGACTATAAAAGAAGGATTAATTGCCATGCCTGTTCTTTTGATAGTTATGGGGGTGGCCACATTATCAGGGGTATGGTTCTTTATGAGTAGGGGGAGGTTTGAATAATGAAATGGACTTTCCTAATGCTATTCTTTATGATTGGTTTTGCGAGTGCAGGTATAGATGGTGTGATTGGTATAGATCTTGGTTATAAACTTCTAGATTTTAATAACAACACAGCCTATGTAAACAACTCACTCCTTTGGAACGGAAACCTCTGGTCAGATACTCGTTGGTTAAACATCGACGGTTCTAATGCAAATCAAGATATTGATATAGGTACTTATAACTTTTATGCAAATAGTATTGTTGCTACTAATTCCATAGAAGGACAATATGCCTCAATTACAAATTATCTAACTGCTGGAAGTATCCGTTTAGAGGGAACTAAAATTTCTACTCCTTCCAATAATCTTGATATTGATGTTAGTGGATATTGGATTAATCTTTCAGGGGGTAGTGGAACTAAAATTAATACTTTATCAGATACTTTTACTTTTACCGATGGTTCAATAACAGCCAGTTCGGGAGCAATAGATTTTGATGATGAAGATTTAATAACAACAGGAAATATCACAGCCGACGATTTAGATTTAACAATGGATGGATTTGACGCAGGTCTGAAAATTCAAGGAGCTTCATTCAATACTCACGAGGTAGAGTTTGTAAATACTGATCCGGTTATTGCGAGATGGGGTTGGAGAACTGCTACAAATGACGGGACTGATAATAATTTGCATAGAATATATGGGAGTGATGATTTACAATTAATATATGGTTTTGCGGCGGCTGGTCCTCTTTATGAAATGTTAGCAGTAGGTGCCCCATTACTTTTCGCAACTGTGGGAAACTCAAACCAATTACAATGTGAAGAAAATGGTGATGTTACAATAGGAGCGGGAGATTTAGTATTTAAAGGAAGTGGAACAGGATTATCTCATGGAATAATTGCAGGAGATGATCGAGCAGTTGTGTGCACTAATCAAAATCAATGGTATCAAGTGACTTTTGATGAATGTGGTTCTAGTAATAAAATCGTATGCTCGACGGCAGATAATGATATGGAAATTGAGTGGAGTGGGGTGTATGATGTTGGTGCTCATTTCTCTGTCCATAGTTCAACTGCAGGAGCAGACTGGGAGATTCAAGTTAAAAAAAATAATGCTGATAATGATTTATTCCATGCACATATGTTTCAAACCTCAACAGTAGCAGGGAGAGTTTATGGGAATTCTTGTAATACTCTTGATGATTTAGAGAGTGATGATACTCTTGAGTTATGGGTGCGTTGCACATCATCAGCAGGTAAGACAATAGTATTTGACCATGTAAGCTTAAAAACATTTATGATAGGAGGGTAAAATGAGTGCAAAAATATTATTAAATAAATTAGATGGAGGTAAAATAAATGGTAACAAGAGGAAATACTGGTAGAGGTTCTCGTGGAGCTTGTGGCGGAACTCGTCGTCGAGATGGTAGTGGAGGAGGACGAGGTAATCGAAATACTAAAAATCAGCCGAGAAAAAGAAGTAGATAAAAAGCTTAATTAGTTTAAATAATTTTAGGTAATAAGATTTTTTGTGTCTTAATTATTTAGTGATTATAAAACTATTTAAAAGATTAATTATTGATTATATTGCACCCTTCGGCTTAGGTTGTTGTGTGTCGGCCTTCGGGTCTTCGTGGTAGCCCATAACTGCTACGAAAACTTGTTAGGGGAAAAGAATGCAATGGAAATAGATTATAAAAAAGCAGTGAAACAAAAAGCAATTTTCTACTGGCAAGAAAAGTTAGTGTGTCATATTAAAAAAGTTCCAACTGGATTTGTTAATGGATTAATTCTATCAGAATTGGAAAATGGGACTTTCTATTGGTTTGAAGATTTGAGAACTCCTGGAAAGAAAGAAAGAATATTTCTCGACGAGATTTTTGATATTAAAGATTATGAAGAGGTGTTTGAATGAAAGAGTGGAAGTGTCCTAACTGTAAAAGGGTGAGGGGGTTTGAGGGAGATTTAGTTATTAAGATTTGTTATGTTTGCCAAGTTCCTATGAAAATTATATCAATGGAGGAGGGGTAAGAAAAAATGGAAGAAGAGAAAGAAACAAAACTGAAAGAAGAATTAACAACAGAAGAAAGAAAACTAGAGGCAGAATGGATAATCGCACAAAGTCTTTTAAAGGAATACTCAACAAATGATTTCTCCAGAGCGTCTTACGATGAAAGGGCAAAAGATTATTTAATTGGGCAAGATGGAAATTGTCGAATATCTTGGGAAACTTGGAAGAAATGGTACAAAGAATATGGGACAGACATAGTTTCAAAATTAAAAAATTCTACAGAGTATAGAGATGTTGATGGTGTGATCCATCAGATAATTAAGAAAAATCCTATGGCGATTATGACAGATACAAAAGTTCAAGCGGAAATGTTTAATGAAGTACAACCATATTTTTATGATAAATCTGGGTTGTGGTGGCTATGGAGTAATAGTGATTTCATGTGGGAACTCGTCGATGAAGTTGATATTCTTAATATGATTTCTGAATCGACCGGAACAGATGTAATAAGACCATCTAACCGAAGTATAATCCTTAATACATTAAAACAGGAAGGTAGAAAGAATATCCCAAAAGATTCTAAACCATCATGGATACAATTTAAAGAATTGATATATGATATTGAAACTGGAGAACAATTTAAAGCATCTCCAAAATACTTTGTGACTAATCCAATACCTTGGGAACTTGAAAAGGAAGTGTTCGCAACACCGACGATGGATAAGATATTTGCTGAATGGGTTGGAGAGGAATATGTTAAAACACTTTATGAAATTCTTGCATATTCATTATTACCTGATTATCCAATCCATAGAATCTTTTGTTTTATTGGTGAAGGTATGAATGGTAAGAGTTGTTTTTTAAATCTCCTTATGAAGTTTGTGGGAACTAAAAATTGTTGTTCAACAGAACTAGATACATTATTAGCAAGTAGGTTTGAAGTTACAAGGCTACATAAGAAACTTATCTGTCAAATGGGAGAAACTAATTTTAATGAAATTAGCAAGACATCCCTCCTAAAGAAATTAAGTGGAGGAGATTTGATTGGATTTGAGTACAAGAATAAAAATCCCTTTGAAGAGATTAATTATGCAAAAATAATTATAGCAACAAATAATCTTCCTGCAACCACAGATAAAACTTTGGGTTTTTATAGAAGATGGTCTATTATAGATTTTCCAAACAGATTTTCCGAACAGAAGAATATACTTGATGATATTCCTGAAAAAGAATATAACTCCCTAGCATCAAGATGTTGTATAATATTAAAGGATTTAATAAAGAAAAGAAAATTTACAAAAGAAGGAACAGTTGAAGAACGAATGGAAAAATATGAATCAAAGAGTAATTTTCTTGAACAGTTCATTAAGGAATTTACAATTGAATCCTCAGATAACCATTTAACAAAAGCTGAATTTTATAAGAAATTTATAGCATGGTCTAAAGAAAATAGACATAGAACCATGTCAGATAGTAGTGTTGGATTAGCTATGAAGAAAATAGGGTTTGAATCTGGAAAGAAATATTTTAATTGGTTATTTGATGGTAAGGGGGGACAATTGCGTGTGTGGTTGGGATTAAAATGGAGGGAATAAGACAGAGTAGGCAGGTTAGACACCCAATTCCAGTTAGCTCTATACGCATATTACTAAGTGGGGGTTACCTGTCTAACCTGCCTACCCTGTCTTTTATGTGTAAAATGGTATACTCTACAGGAAATGGAGGTGTCAAATGACTAACAAAAAACCCTTCCAAACCAAAATAATTTGTAAAAATTGCGGGGCAATTAATGATATATCCCAAATAAAAGAAGCAATTAAAAAAAGAATCCTTGAAAAGTTTGGTGTAGACTTGGATTGGATTTTAGAGGAAATTTAATGCCACTCCCTAAACCATGTAGGAGTTGTCAAAAAATTTTCTTACCACAAGGAAAGTTCTGCTACTACTGTGAAAAATGCCTAATTAAAAGAAAGGAGGAAAAGTATGGAAAAACAATAAAAGTTGATTCTCAAAGGCTTAAAACCCCAAAAAACCCTATCCCAGTTAAGACCACAACCCCTAAAATTAAAAAAGTAAAAAGGTGTATTAAGTGTGGAAAAATTATAAGAGAAGAAAACAAATCAGGATTATGTGGTAGATGTTATGGAAATAAATATAGAAGAGAAAAATATTTAGATAAAAAAATCCAAACCGAAAGATTTAAATAGTAATTATTCGTATAAAAACTATGAAAACAAAACAAGGATTCAAAAAAAAAGTGAGGATTATTGCTGGAAATATGATTGGTATAACTTTCACTAAACAAGAGGAAGAATTATATCGAATTAAGATTGGTGATCATTTAGATTTATCTGATATGATTATTATCTCCGATCAATTAAATAAAATTAAAGAAGAACAAAATGGAAAAAATTGATTGTGGCTTTGGAGTTTCAATAATTCCAATAATTGAAAATAGAATGGGATTAGATTATTTTGATTATGAAATTAAAAATTTAGAGAATAAAGAATGAAAGGAGGAAAAAATGAAGAATGAAAAAATATAAAGTTGAAATTACAGGCATCACACCTTTGTTAATGAATAAACCAGAACAATATGGTTTTGATGAACAATGGGTTGAAAAGAAAGCATCGACAGATTATGAAAAAGAAGCTTTAAAAAAACTTTATATAGATGCTGATGGAAAGATATATCAACCATCTACACATATTGAAAGGTCTTTAATTGAAGCAGGAAAAAAGATTAGAGTTAAAGGAAATGGAAAAGCAACTTATTCAAAATTATTTGGAAGTATGGTTGCTGTTGATGGGTTAGAGATATTACATAAAAATTCTGAATATGAAATCTTTAAAATGTTGGTTGTTATTCCTGCCACAAAAGGAAGAGTCATGAGGTATAGACCAATGTTTAAAAAATGGGTTTTAGAATTTGATATTGAAGCTGAAGAAGAAATCCCTAGTGATGTTTTAAAAGAAGCATTAGAAATTGCTGGAAGATATGTGGGTATTGGAGATTGGAGGCCAGAGAAAAAAGGAAAGTTTGGAAAATTTCAAGTAACTAATTTTAAAGAGTATTAATTTTAAACTCTTTTGGATAGAATAGGTAAAAACTATTTTATCTTATTTAGTGGCTGGGCGAGGCGGGGCGTGGCCGGGTAAGGCTGGGCATGGCGAGGCTAGGCACGGCAAGGAGTTTGGCGGAACTATAAACCGCCATTGAAAATAAAATGAAAAAACTAATTAAAGGAGAAGATTTCGATAGAAAAGTTGCGGTTGAATATTTGAATTTAACTAAATTTGATGGAGGTAATAAATAAAATGGATACACAAGAATTGATGAAAACTAGTATAGGGACTAAAGAAACACAAGTATTAAACCCTGCAAAAGTAAAAATTGTTAGTGTAAGATTTCAAGAAGAAACTAAAGAAGGTAAGAAAATGGATACCCCACTTGCACATTTCGAATGTAAGCATCCAGATAGAGATGATTTAATTTCTATATCTAAAGTAAAATATGAACGAAATGGTAAATTAGATGTTGTAGGATTTTGGGTACAATTAGATGAAGATAAAAAGTTTAAGAAGAGTTCAGCGATAAGTGCTTTACTTAATTATTTAGGTTGTGAGACTTTAGGAGATTCTTATGGTAAGGAGATTGATACTACAAAACAATCAGAAGATAATTCATATCTTTGTTTAAAGGCTTACTAAAAACAATTAATTTATATTCGATTGGTTATCTGCCAATCATTTCCTACCTAGGCGTTTTATTACTTTCGTCTATTCACCATTAAAAAATCCTCATTGGTAGGATGAGGTAATCATACTGGCATTAGCGGTTACCTTTCCGCCTCATAAAAAGTCTTATTGGTCAGGATAAGCAAGGGGGCACTTCGGTGTCCTCTTTTATAATCACAATGAATTGCGAAAATAAAGAATGTAATAAGAAAACAAAGAATCTTTTCCTTTCAAATAATCCTAGATATAAAATATGGATTTGTAGGGAATGTAAGTTAAAAGAAGAGAGATTAGAAAAAGAACAAACTAAGACTAATGTAATCTTTCACGATTCGGCTAATGTCTATGAGGCGCAACAGTAGTCGTAAAAAGACTGCCGTGTGCATTGGGAGAAAGGTAGATAAGTTGTATTCTACGCGAAGGCCCAAAACAACTGGCACCGGGAAAGACTGGAATGTGGGTGAAAAGTGAGGGAGTAGGGCAGGGGAGGATAACGAACCTACCGAAACCAAAAAACCTCGGTAACCCACATTTATACTCATTAAGTCAGGGGCAAGAGAGAGGATTCGGCTCTCGAGGGCTCTACCGATAGATGAGAATGTGGGTGCCTTGTACAGGTGATATTTTGGGAAACCAAGCCCACATTTTATAATCATGGAAATAAAATGAAATTGTTAAATCCAAAAACAATAGAAGAAGCAATACAGAATTTGCAACAATTTTTAGAGTGTGATTTATACTCAAAATTCAGACCAAAAGAAGAGATTAATGGAAAGATGTTTGTTAGAGTAGACCCATTTAAAGATGAGAATGACTTTCATAAATATATAGAAGGACATTTTGAAATTTTAAGAAAAGAAATAAAAGAGGTTTTGTCTAAGAACTAAAATGGGAATAAAAGAAGAATATGATATTGAAGAAATAAGGAAAGTAGTAGGAGAACTTCAGAAGACTTTAAAATGGTATGAAAGAAGACATTTAGAAATTGTCTATGATTGGGTTAGTTATGGTCATCCAAAAATCATGGCATTACTAGATTTATGTAAAGTGAGGACTGATGGAGATTTAAGAAAGAAAGATAAGAGGGGTGCTTGGCGTTAATTCGTCTAAGGCTTGATAAACGAAACATTTATATAGTTAATGATATTGTTAATAACATGGATAACACAAAGATAATAACCAACGCAATAAAAAAAGAAGAAAACGGATTAAGCATTACTGAATTAGTAAATAAAACTCCTTTATCTAGAGGACAAATAAGAACCGCTCTTGCTTTTTTATTAGGTGCAGGATTTATTATTGAAAAACAAGCTGGAATGACTAAATTATATTTTATTAAAGGAAAATGAAAACTAAAAATTAAAATGGTACACATAACAAAAAAAGATTTAGACAAAAATAATTACTATAAGAAAGATGGTATAGACACAGATGAAGAAATTACTTGTGATGAAAATTTAGGTTATATTAGATTTAAAAAATCAGTAATTACAACAAAATCATTAATCTTAGGTTTAGGTTGTGGGATTGAAGCTGGTTATGGAATTAAAGCGGGTTATGGAATTGAAGCTGGTTATGGAATTGAAGCTGGTTATGGAATTGAAGCTGGTTATGGAATTAAAGCTGGTTGGGGAATTAAAGCTGGTTATGGAATTGAAGCTGGTTATGGAATTGAAGCTGGTTATGGAATTGAAGCTGGTGAGGGAATTAAAGCTGGTGAGGGAATTAAAGCTGGTGAGGGAATTAAAGCTGGTTTATCAATAATTTGTAAAGGAATTTTAAAATTCTCATATCAATTATTTGCAGGGACTTGCATATGGAGAAAAACAACGGAAGAAGATTTAATTGTTGAATGTGGAAAGTTGGAAGCAAACGGAAAAATAGTTTTAGGTAATCTCAAGGAAACTGGCAATATCCCTGAAGAGATTGAAAAGATTAAAATTATTGATGGTAAAAAATATAAATTAGTTGAAGATGTGAATGTATCAGGAGATGAACAATGAAAACTTTAAGCGATAAAATAGTTATAGGATTTATTCCCGAAGATAATCAATTAGAACATAGTAATTTTATTTGGAGAAAAGATGTTAAAAAATTTATCCATCAGTTGGAAAAAAGAGATAAACTTCTGATTGAATGAGTATCTGAATTTAATGAGACGGTTAAATTAAGGGAATTACTAAAGATGTATAAAAAAGGCGAATTAAAAACATTCGTAGATGAAAAAAAAGTTCCAACAATTAAAGAATTAGCAGGAGATAAATTAATTGATGTAAATGTTGGGAAGGGTGTCGCATGAAAGTTTGGGATATAATAATTTCAGGACATAATGGAACAAAATATCATAAAGGTATTCTTTTAGAGGATTTTCAAGATTTTATCACTCAATTAAAAGCTCAAGCATTTTCAGATAAAGGATTAGAGATGGGATTTATAAAACTTGTAAATAAATTAGGTGGTGACGCCATTCATGCAGTAAGGGAAACAGAGGATAAGAAATGAAATCAATAATATGTCCATATTTTGAGAAATGTAATGTAGCAAAAATATCTGGAAGAGATTGTGTAAGAGATTATCAAACAACTTGTCAAACATATAAATTCTATAAAAGATATCCCGAGCATTTAGGAATTGGTGCAATGGTTGATGTTAGTAGGTTAGAAAAGATTACACAAAAGAACCATAATAGGTATTTGGGAAAAGTGGTCAGCGAGGGTGAGTAAAAAATAATAAGTTTCACAAAAACTACAAAAACTAGTGTTTTTTAAGGTATTATAAACAAATAGTAAACTATATAAAGGAACTTTTATTATAATAACTATGGAACTCAAAGAAATAGAATTAAAAAATATTAAACCAAATCTTTCCCAGCCACGAGAACACTTTGATAAACAAAAAGTTAAAGAACTTGCAGAAAGTATTCTTTCTAATGGATTAATTAATCCAATTTCTGTAAGAGAAGAAAAAGGAAAATATATTATTGTTGCAGGTGAAAGAAGATTTCAAGCACACAAGATGTCAGGTATTAAAAAGATTCCAGCATTTGTAAGAACTTATAAAAATGAAGCTGATTGGATGGTTGAAAGTTTTGTAGAGAATGTCCATAGAGAAGATATTACTCCGACGGAGAAAGGAAAGTATTTGAAAAAGATTATGGAGTTGGAAGGAATTGAAACAATAAAGGTCTTAGCAAAAAAAGTTAATTCAGAACCAACTAATGTATCTAATTGGATAGATGATTATCAATTTCGTCAAAAGACGCGTCTTTTAGAAAATACAGACCATACCATGATTCGTTCTACTAAGGGACTTAAAGATAAAGAAAGAAAGAAATTAATTAATTGGGCAGAGGAACATGATGTTTCTGCTAGAAAGATGGATGAAGTAATTGTTCCAGCATACAAACAAGCAGATGAAGGATCTAAGGAAGCATTACTTTCTGAATATGAAAGAGTTGAGGAAGACCCAGAACCAATAGTATATGAAAGAACTGCAAACGATGTTGTCGATGATATACTTTCTAATCTACATGACTTTAAGCATAATGTCGACGAGCTTTTAAAAGATATGAATGTTCAAGATATATCAAAATCAAAAGCCAATAAAGCAATTACAACAGCAGGATTACACTTGAAAGAACCATTAAGGAATTTTGTTAATACTCTAAGACAGAGAGGTGCGATCCCAGATAAACTTATACTGGCGTTGATAAAGGCTAATGCAAAGAATTAAATATAATTTTTGGGATAGGTTCTATGGGGATAGGCCAAAGAAGTTTAAGAGTGAGTCCAATAAACAAATAAAAAATACTACACTCCTTTATATGCAGAAATATGGAAGAAAAAATTGGGTCAAGGTTGAAGATATTTTTGAGGGAACATTAGAGAAGTCTGATTTATTTAATTCAGAGAGTGGTAAAATGTTATTTGCAGAACACGGAATAAAAACTAAACTTAATTCTGTGACAAATATTCTAAGGCATGAGGGGCATCCAATAATTTCTAGTAAGAAATATGGTAGAGGTTATAGGTATGCCGACGAGAATTGTGATGATTTCATAGATGCATGGGATGAAAAGTTTAGTGCTTGGGAAAAACGTAAAAGTAATTTGGGAAAAGAGAAACAAACTGATATAAAATTAATCCAAAAGATAATAGAAAGATTAATTGCTAAAAATAAAATAGAACAAGCTAACCAATTAAAACAAGTTTTGGTTCAATATAACAAATGAGAAAAAGAAAAATAGCTAAATACGGCAACGCAGATATAATACGACTTAAACCCAAAGACAAAGAAGATTTGGATTGGGAATATGGTGATGAAGTTGATATTGATAAATGCGAGAAAGTAAATGGCAACAAAAAAACTAATTAAATTCATAAGCACAGATGAATTTAGAAAAATTCTTAAAGCAGAGAAAGATAATGCAAGAAAGTTAGCTTATGTTCTTGCCTTCGGATCTGGATTAAGAATCTCCGAAATTGTAGGCCCTGCACCAAATTCTAATCAAGAAATTAAACCACTCGAAGCACACCAAGTAGATTTAAACACAAAACAAATTAAAGTATTTGGAAAAGGGGGAAAAGAAAGGATCACAGTTATCAATCCAATGTTTCCAATTAGAGAATCAATGTTGAACATGTTACCTTTAAAGATAGAACGTAGAACCCTCCAGAATCGGTTTAAGAACCTCTGTAAGAAAGTTTTGGGTAAACCTCTTAACTTTCACACCTTGAGACATGGATTTGCAAATCATATGATTAATGAAAGAGAAATGCCTTTGCCAATGGTTCAGGGGTTCGGTGGATGGGCTAGATTAGATACTGTTGGTATTTATGCAGTTGCTAATCCTGTTGCTGCAATAAATAAAGTTTGGGAGGGATTTTAATGAAGATATTTGTGTCTTGTACAGAATGGGCAATACTAATAGATTTAGAAGAAGCTAACTTATGGGAATGGTTAACTTGCTTAGAAGAACAATACCCCTTAAAATGTGATTTTTGTGAAACTAAACAGGAGAAATCAACACGTAAGAAATAGGATTAATTCCTAAAGTAAGCCTTTTGTGAAACATGGTATCTGAACAATTTACCCTATTCTTTGGAGGTATTTTACTATAACTTAAAAGGGGTCGTTTTTAACTATGTGGACATTAGTAATAATCTTAGGGACTGTATTCGCAGGAGTATTAATATATCTAATCCTTGTAGCTAGAAAAGAATGTCAAGGGATGAAGGATAATCACTGTAAGAGATACAAATGGAATGGATAGGAAACTATATAAATGATAATAACTAAATAAAAAAGTAAGTATGGTAAAGACATTAAATATTCCTCTTGAAGATTATCAATATGAAAAACTTAAAAAGATAAAAGGATCTCGTTCTTGGAAAGATTTTGTAATGACATTAGTAGTCGAGGTAATTGGGGGAAGTGAATAATGCCAAAAATAATGGGGATGGAAACTGGGCTTAATGTTCCAGGATTCGCAGCATCTTCAATTGGTTCTTGGATATTGATGTTTCTTGCGATTGTGGTTATGATTGCAATAGCCGGAGTTTTTATTTGGTGGTATTTTCAAAAACGTGCTTATAAATTTAAGATAGTTGTATTTGAAAATATTTCTGGTCAAGGTTGGCAGGCCACTATGAAAGATACTGCTAGACATTTAAGATTGAGTAAAGATGGAACTGAAGTCTTCTATTTAAGAAAGAAGAAGATGCCGTTAACAGCCTATGGTAGAAAGATGGGATTGAATACTTATTGGTTTGCGATTGGACAAGATGGTGGTTGGTATAATTTTGTTCTAGGGGATTTAGATGCAAAGATGGGAACATTAGATATAGAATTAATTGACAGAGATATTAAATATGTCAGCGTCGCTATGAGGAGGAATGCAGCAGAGAACTATGGACCTAAGATAACTTGGTTGGATAAATATGGTTCTTGGATATTCGGTGGAGTTACCTTATTAATATTCATTGGTGGGATGTGGTTCTTACTTGATCAGATGGGAAATACTGCACAAGCAGTCGCACAAGCAGCAGACACATTAGCAAAAACTCAAGAACCAATTATTAAAGCATTAGGTTATGTGGATTCAATATGTTCAGGAGGTTCTGGTTTATCACCAGCTTAATAATATGTGGCCAGAAATAATAGTTGTAATTGTTGTCTGTGTTACTATTGCATTCTTTATTGTTAGGTGGTTAGATAATAAAAGTTTGAAAAAGTTGAAAAGGGGGTATGATAAGAAAGATGACCCCGGAAGAGAAATCGAAACCACAAAAGGAATGGGATACAGAGGAAGTGAAAAAGATAGTTCAAGAAAATCAAAGTTACAAGATGCTCTTAAGCATGCAAAACGAGAGTTATTATCGAACGGAGATAGTGGAGAACCTGATAGTTCTATCAAATCAATTGGCGAAACTAACCTCAACCATAGATACTAGATTAGAAGATCTTAATAAGATTCTAATTAGTAAGAAGTAATTATATTAAATACTTTAATTTTTATTTATTATGTTTAAGGTCGGGAGTGTCAATTAAGTTTTCTCCAGACCATATATTAGAATGCTGCTGGATGCTCGCAAGTTTACCCCCGCAGGATTTATCATTCCAATTCTATATGAAATCTATTTCTAAATTCATATAGTTCCACCTTGAGCTTGTTGAGTTTGTCTTGCTCGAAGAACAAGGAACACAATCAATCCTAATAGAAGGACTGCAGCTGCAATAGTGAATAAGGTTGGAATCTTACTACTAACATTTCCTACACCTGATGTCAAGTTAGCAATCATTGCATCACTTGCATTATCCATAGCTGATCCAGATGTTAACAAGTTAGCATCTGTTAATACATTAATACTAACAAATCCAATAACTACAAGAAATACTAATCCAATAATTCCACCAACGAGACCACCAATCTGCCCCGCCCCTTTCTTATTTACCATAACTATTACCTCCTTCTCCATAATATAAGTTTAATATCCATAAGGATAATCATAATACTCCATTAGATATTAAGTTCTAATCCATTTATAAGGCTGTGTTAACAGTGTTAACAGTGTAACAGGGAAGAAAAATCAAGAATTGTTAAAAGTATTTAATATAATGCGCGCGAAAAGTGAAAAGTTATAAATTGGATTTCAAAAATTATGGATGATTTAAATTATAACTGCGGGGCTAACATTTATGCATCGCTTAGTGCAGCCTTCTTCTTTAATCTGTAGATATGTTGTTGTGTAAGATTTAGGATATCACTTAATTGACTAACTGGAGTGTCTGGATTGTTCCTAATAGTATTTAGGACAAACTTACGCCTTATCTGTGCTTCAGTAGGTCTCTTCTCTTTAGCTTTTCTAAATGATTCAAATGTATCTCTTAATGTTTTTTTCTTGTATGCTTTATATTCATCAGTCTCTAAGACATAACATTTAGTAAACCTCCCTCTAAAGGATGCGTTAACTAGATTATAATCATGAAACTTTTTACCTTCTCTATATAATCTGTTTTTTCTCTTATCTCCATAATATTTAAAGAAACCCCATTCACCTTTAACGAGATATGTTCGTATATGAAATCGTGATCTATCTATAGCAAAGTATGAATTTAATCTAAAGAAACTAGGTGCTACTATTAAAACAAATAGGTTCTTTTGTCTAAAGATAGAAAATAACTTGTGGAGTTCACGCTGTTCACGTTTCATAGTTTCTGTAGATAAGAAATAACTATTTCCTTCATCAAACATAATAGCACCCTTATTAGGTGTAGCTTCAATTTTATTCATAACAGATGTATCATCTTCTGCACCAATCATATCTGTCTTAGGATCAAATTTATCATTAGTCATATACCTCATAATGTTTGCAGCAAGGGTAGATTTACCTGAACCTTCATCCCCAGAGATCGTCCCAACAACATCATTATTTCTTTTGAGTTGTTTCTTTGCGAAGTCAAGTTTATCTTTTAAGTAACCATCAAGATATAAATCACCCTCCTTCTTATTCTCCCTATCAATAATATCCCATTTATTTTTTTCCTTATTTAATCTTAGCAATACCATTAATCCCAACCTCCTTCTTTTTCCTTTTCAGGATTAGATAAACCATGTGCATCCATATACTTCTCAATAGTTAATCTATATTCAAATAATAGATCAGAGATTAGATTCCTATTTTCAAGATTTGGTATGGTCTTGTTCTCTTCACCAGAGAATAACATTGTTGAATCTCTTGTGAATATCTTTTTTATTTCTATGTAACCCCTAATGATTCCTCTAAATTTGTTAAGTAATTTTAATTCATCAGAGGTTAACTTAGGGGAGATAGTACTCAATACAGAATTGAGATTATTGAAAACTAATTCATAGCACCACTTCTCTGTGATTAAATCTTTAGCAAATAAATCAATAGACATCTTATCTATCTGGGAAAACAATTCGTTTAATCTTGCCTGTTGAAAGGCTGCTTGGTTGAATTGTCCATCCCCACCAACATCATCTTTTCCAAACACCATAATTATAAAACTTAGTAAGTAAGTAGGGTATTTAAATATATGTTAAATTTTAGAAGGTTTTAAATAGTACAGATTCTTAGTGTCTGTTACATTGTAACACAAACTTGTTACGCTGTAACAACCAATGGATAAAGAGGTAAGTGAATTTTTAAATGATCCTAAGATTTTATATTCAATAGTAGTTGTATTAATATTTGCATTTGTTGTTATAAGTATTGATATTTATAATGGTTTTAATAATCACTATGTGGATTATGATAAAAAACTAAAAGACCCATTTACAATACAAGAAGAATATGGTGGTGGAGTAATAGTTTCTTGGGATTCTGATACTGATAAGATAACAGGAATTAGGAGACAGGATTATACAGTCATGCCAAAGGAAGGGGCATTATCTGTTACTTCAGATGAGGCAGACAAAATAGGACGGGAGAACCTCCCAAAGAATGTAGTTATAATTCCTAGTGATAAAACTTATTATGAAATTCTGAGGGATAGAAAATAGTAAAAGATGTCGGTGTTCCATCATTTTTAGAAAGTGAAGTGAAGGGAAGAACTAATCTCAGAGAAGGGACTGTTGTTGTTTCTGAGAAGGCTTCTAGTAGTGATATTGCATCAGGGAAGGGTGTTAGAATTGTTAGAAGAACAAGTTCTTCAAGAGGTGGTGGTGGAACTTCCAGTGCAAGTGCAGATGCCCAGGCAAGAGCTGCTGAACAAGCAAGGCAACAAGAAGCAGCGAGGGTTGAGGCTGCAAGAGTTGAGGCTGCAAGAGTTGAATCTATTAGAGTTGCACAAGAAGCTGCTGCAAGACAAGCACAAGAACAAAAGAGAAATGAATTATATGCAACTAGAAATGCAAGGATTCAAGAATTAGCAAGAAGTAATGTTGAATCAGGAATATCTTCAGGAGGAACTGCGGAGGCTAATGCAAGAGTTGTTATCCAAGCAAGGGATAACGCAGCGATTAATCGTGCAGGAGATGCAGCAAGAGCAAGGGCTGGACCTACTGGAACGGTTACTAAAGCACCTAAGAAAACTGTTGTCCAGAAAGTAGTAAGTAAGTTCACTAGAACTAAAGTTACAAGAACTGCTCCAACATCTAAATCAGTTGTCGAGGAAAAACCTGTAGAATTTAGTATAAATAAGGAAAAAACATTTACTATTCCTAAAGATATAAACCTCTATAATAAAGATGTTCCTGGTGGAACAATGCAGAATTATGGTTCTGAACAAAATATCTCTGCAGACTCTTTTAATATTTATACATCTCCAACGATTGAATATAGAATTGTGGATAGTTTTAAGGCTCCAGATACAGGAAAGAATATCCCTATTGGAGCCTATTTTTTAATTGAACCACCAACAGGGACTAAAGGAGGAATAGTCAAAGAAACACAGATATATCCAGAAATAAGTCCCTCTGGAACAACATTTAAGATTGAAGGTTATAAAAATATTACTATTAGAAAAGATTTAGTTGTACTCCCTGAAAGAACAAGATTCCAGAAAATAACTGAACCATTAATTGTTGGTTGGGGGTCTTTCGACCAAAGTTTAAGAACAACATTTACAAAACCTATAGGTGATTTAATAGTAGAATCTACTAAGGGAACTTCCTTTGGAGGAGAGACTGGATTAACAATAGACAAAGCAAGATCTAATATTAAAGAAAGTACAGAGTATCTTATATCTGGAAAGTATCCTAAAGTATTAGCTCAGACTGGTTCATTTATTTCTGGTGCGGGAGTTGGGATTGTTGAAGATATAAAATATAATCCTGGAAAGCAGGTTGCTATTCTTGCTGTTAGTGGTGGATTAGGTTATGGTTTAGGGGCTTTAAATGTTGGTGCAACTGCCGGGGCTAGTGCTATTTTTGGAACAAGGGCTGGAGGAATAATTGGTTCTACATTAAAGGTTGGACAAGTTGGTGCAGGGTTATATCTTGGGGGAAAGTTTGTTGGTGCAACAGCAACTTCAGTTAGTGCTAAGATTAAGGAAGGAGAATTTGTAGAAGCAGGTTCTATTCTTGGTGTTGCTTCTAAGGATATTGGTTTAGGTGCTTATGGATTTAGGTCTGGAGAAAAACTATTTACTCAAACAAGAGGTTGGTGGGCAACAAGAGGAAGGGAAGAATTAATAACTCAACAAGGAGAATATCCATCAGCTCCATCTTCTAAACAACTTGAAATGTTTAAGAAGAATGTTATACCTGAATTGGGAGACAAGCCTGGAGCATTTCATACTACTGGAAAAATATTCTGGAAGGATGGCAAGATAGTTCCTCAACCTGGAACATCAGAATTACCAGGTCTTTATGGTTCAACACAAGTATCAACTCCTTTCGCAAGAATAACTGGTAGCGGAAGTAATGCAAAACTACTTCCTAATTTAAAAACATTATTTGAAGTTCCAGGAAAGCCAGGTGTTGCATATATAAAACCTACAGGATTTAGATATTCGGCAACAACAAAAATGCCAAACATCATAGGAGATCAAAAGTTTAGTTATAGATTTGTTAGCCCACCTAAAGCAGGTTATGCTGATGTTCCATTAATTAAGGAAGAAATTGAAACTATTTTTAGACCAGACGCAGGGTCTTATGGGTTTGAATCAGGAAAATATTTTACAAAGATGAAAGGAGTTAGAGTTCCTATAGATGTATTCGGATATGACCCTAGTGCTGTTACTCTTCCAACACCAACTGAATTAAATTTAGTTGGGGGAAGAACTGGAGGTATAACTTCTTATTCAAGTGTTCCAAGTTATCCAATAGTTTCTCCAGAAGTTGGTTTTGTATCTTATTCAGGAGGTGGTAGTACTATAAGTGTTTCTCCTTTATCAGTAAAATTAACAAGTAGTTCAGTACCTAGTTCAAGTAGTTCAGTACCTAGTTCAAGTAGTTCAGTACCTAGTTCAATTATTAAAAGTTATTCCAAACCTTCATATATTGATAGTTCAATAGTAAATAGTTCTGTTTCAAAATCTTCTGTAAGTAATATTCCATCATCAATTAACTATGGTTCAAGTTCTTCGAAAGGATATAGTTATGGTAGTTTAGTAAGTCCTATAAGTAATATTCCTAAACCAATAATCAAAGCACAATTAAGATCAACAATACCTAAGATTAAAGGATACGGAGTTCAAGTTCGTCGAGGAGGACAGTTCTTTAATGTAGGTACTTTCAGAACTCAGCGTGAAGCACTAGAAAGGGGAGTTAAATTAACCTCTAGGACACTCGCAGCGACGTTTAAATTAACTGGTAAGGGAAATATACCTAAAGCACCTAAAGGATTTAGAACTAAGAAAGGTAAGAGTGGAAGTACTTTGTTTATTGAGAAAAGAAGTCTAAGGCTTCAACCTTTAAAATTATCTAGTGGTGGGGAAGTTAGAGAGATACAAAGAGCAAAGGCAAAGAAAAAAACTAAATCAAGGAGGAAAAAGAAATGAGTAAATTTAGAGATGAATTTAGCAAAATGGGAAATACTGCAATGATTAAAGAGTTCACAAACGGATTAGTTAGTGATAAGGAATTTAAAGATAAACAAATGATGGCATCACAGAATATCACAAGAATTTGTAGAAATAGATTAAAACGTAACCGTAGAATATAAAATGGTGGATGAAACAATGATAGAAAAGTATCAGCAAGAATTGAGTAAGGCACAGATAGAGGCAGCTCAACAAGGATTAGTTAGGTCTCAACAAGAAGCATTCATGCAGAACCAAGATAAATCTATGATAAGAGAACAGCTAGATTTAACTGAAGAGATTACAAGAATTGATTATTTAATAAAAGGATACTCCCTAGAACCTAGTGCTAATGGACAGCTAGAATGGAAAGCACCAGAAAATAAAGACATGGTTATTTTCTCAGATTATGGAATTCATCTAATTAGAAATACCATTTGTTGGTATCTAAATAAAAACCTATTACTTTCAAACTTTGATGAAGCAACTATTAGAAAGAAGATGTGGGACTTTACTAATGATTTGATTGATACAATCTATATGGAATATGATAAAGTATTTCTTTATCCAACTGTTGAAGATTGTATCTCTGTCTTAAAGGATAGAATCAAAAGACAAGTTGAAATTTCTGCTTATGCTAAAGAAAAGGCAGGAATTGAATTTAATAAAGATGACTTAACTAAGGAGAAGTTTTCCCTTATAGAGAATAGAATTGAAGATGAACTTGAGAAAGTTAAGGAGCAAATAATTAAAGGAAAGCTTAAAAGATATGTTATGTTGGTTAGAGTTATTCAGGACGCAATTCATGCTACATATCTTAGAGCTTGGAAAGGTCAAGAGAGAACTACTCTTAGACAGCATATCCATGTTTCAGAAAACTTAGGGAATTCATTAGCTATTAATAATTCAAGTAAGGGGGGTAATTGGCCTTGGTCAAAAAAGTAACAATCTTTGCTTTAATTGTTTTTTCACTTTCGTTAGTTAGCGCTTTTGAATTAGCCCCTCAAACAATAGGTGAAGATTTAGAGATATATCAAGAATGTAATAATTGTACTTATTGTAATTTTACTAGAGTAATATATGGTGGGGAGAATATTTTTACAAATGTTGAAGCAACTAAAGATGGAACATATTATTACTTTCTAATTGAGGCCGCGAACATTACGACTAAAGATACATTAACTTATTGCTATGATTGTGGGAATGAAGCACAAAGAGAAACTGGTTGTATTGATATTCCTTTAACTTATAATGGTCATCACTTAACAATTGAAACTGCTATCCTTTATTTAGGTATGATTTCTTTTTTAATATTTATTTTTATAATTTTACTTATGGCGCTTAAATCAATTCCTGAAGATAATCGTGATGCTGAAGGTTATGTTTTAGATGTAGCAAAAACTAGATATTTAAGATTTATCTTTATGGGCTTTGCTTGGATAATATTTACTGCAATTGT